AGATGTTTACTTTTGTTCGAAACATAAAAGGTAAGCCGGAAGCTATGGATAAGAAGAATGATGATGTAATTATGGCTGCGTCTATTGGATATGCAATACTTCAAGAACAGGGGACTCAGGCTATGGATACTGGAAACAGTAATACATTTTCTCACATGAAGGCTATATTTTCAGAGCCTCAGGATGGAGTCGAGAGAATAAATCACTAGATTGATTTCTTGACGAGAACGAGTAAAAGTTAGTATAATGTAAAATATATAAACTATATTAAAAATAGTATGGTAACTAATAAAAAAGACTACAGCAAAACTTCAAAAGATAGCGAAAAGAAAGAAGACGTAAAAAATCCGACTATAATTTTTTTGGATGATAAAAAGACAGAGATGAAAAAAAGTCAGTATCGAGTAAGGTTCGATGCTCTATACCAGGAGATTGATAAGAATATAATGAACACTCAGGTTTCTTACGGACAGAAATTATACGAGAAGAGTGGTTGGGGATCAATGACATTTTATAATAAGATGGCTAACGGTGCATACGATATAAATGTGTACCCACAGAAGATTACTGATCGTGATCAGAATAGATCTGGAGTACCAATCTCTCAGGAGCCAATTGCATTTTCAAAAATTATGATTGCTACGCAGGTTCTGGCAGGAAAGCTTCCGGATGCAGAAGTTGTAGCAGATAATAAAGTATATGCTAGAGCTGTATACGAGCTATGGAAAAGGAACTGGTCAATGACCGGTGGAAACGGAGCAAATACTTTAATGATTACATATCAAAATCTATTTACATACGGATGGGCAGCGTGGAGAGTATATCCACGTAGAGTAGAGGTGAAAAGAAACGGAGTACCTAAGATATTATTCGACGATATATATAGAGAACCAATGGATCCAAGCAGAACTTGGCTCGGAGTTGGATTCAATAATGGAGATTACTGGTCTCAAGGTGAAGCAATCTACGAAAAAGACATGCTGAAAGAAGAGTTTTTTGAAAAATATCCAGAAGCAAAAAATAATAAAGATAAATTACAGTACATTGGAGTGACCGAAGAGTCAAAAGATGAAGACATAGAGAATGCTCACACTAGCGTGACAATACGTTATTACGAAAATGTTTTATCAAACAGATATATTGTAGCTTGTGGTGAAATGGTTATATATGACGGAGAGTTACCGAACGATGGTTCACATGGATCAATTATAGTTGCTCGTTGTTTCCAAAAAGACATGAACGATCCACATGGAGTAGGTCTTTATGAAATGATGAGAGGTAACACTGCTATATATACATATATAAATTCACTTAATGCTCAACAAGTTGAAGCTGAAATATTTCCATTACTTTTTGGAGCTCAAGTTCAAAACGGTTCATCTACATATAAGAGGGGACCAAATATTATTAATCCTAAGAACCCAGGAAGTGACATTGATGTTGTAAAGACATCTGGAAATGTTCAACAAGGTATAATGTACGGAGATAAGCAAAAAGAAAATATCGAAGCAAATACCGGTATTAACAACATTGTAGCTGGAGCTGGCAGCGAAGATACACTTGGATCAACTGTTATTATGAAAGAGGCTGCTTACAATAGATTAACAGCGCCTAGAAATTCAATGGTAACAGGGCTCGAGATGGATGCTCATATTGCAAATACATGGATGATGCAAATATACCCAGTAGACAAAATTTTCATGATTGACTCCGACGAAAGACTTAGTGAATTCTCTAAACAAAATCCAGACTACTTCATTGAGTCACAGGACGTTATAAATGAAGACGGAATTCCTACCGGAAAAGCTGCAGTAGCATCTAAGAACTTGAGACTTAACTTTGACTTTGATCAGGAAGGGAACGTAAAGGACAACGTTGCAACACGTCAAATATCAACAAAGGGATTATTTGACGAGATGAAGAACTATGGCCATATGTCAGACTATGTTGACTTTATTATTGATCCAGACTCAATGCTACTTCCATCAATGGAAATTCAGAAGCAAACATACATGGCATTATTTCCTGTGATCACTAATCAGATTACACTTATATATTCAATGAGAAATCAAGATCCAGAAGGAGCAGCTTCTCAGTTAATGGCTCTAGAGAAATTACTTGAAGTCCAGAATGGTGATATATTCGATTACATACAGAAAGCAGATTATGATGCAATCATGGCACAACAACCATCAGATACTCAAAGGAAGATGCAAGAAGAGGAGATGCAGCGAGCAGCCAGAGAAACAGCTATGCAAAACAAAGCTGGAAGTGGTGGAGGAGGAGGAGGAAGTAGTATGTCATCAGGACAACAAATGTCACCGGACGGAACATCCCCAATGCAACCACAAAGCCCAGGAGAAATCCCGAGACCACAGAGTCCAATGGGCGGAGCAATTGATGCAAGCGTAGGAAGGGCAGCTAATGGTGGATTTTTCCCAGGTTAATTAATAACTATAATATATGCCAGAAGAAATTAATAAAAGTTTAAATCAAAAAAAGATTTCATTAGCTGGAAGCGAACACGCTCCTGTTATCATAGAGTTAATGAGAGATTGTATGTCTCAAAGCCCAATAGTTGCAAAGACTCAATGGGATACTATTGTAAATGCAATTACATTAGATGTTCAGGCAACCATGTTAAGGAACATGGTAGATTTACTAGAAGAGATTAGAATAGGTAAATTACATGAAAAAAAATAATATGAAAGGAAAAGAAATTAAAAAAGAAAATTATACAGTGCAAATTGGGTACTCCAAAGAGTCTAAAGAGAAAAAACTTTTAAAGTTTATTTCCAAGTCTGGAGATGAATTCGAGATAAGCGCTGAGGAGCTATCTTCAATGCTTATTGGAGGAGTCAATCAAGACACTCTTGAGGCTACGTTTGTTGAAACTGACAAAGTAAATGTAGTAGAAGTTGGAAGACAGTTGAAGTGTGTTATGGATAAGGATATGAAGAAGGGTGAGAAGTTTAATATAAACTACGCTCATCCATATCCGCTAGAGTTTGCTATCATAGAACAAGTTTGGGGGATCGCGAAGATAAAAATGGATGTACCGGCTATAACCTTAACAAAAGAATATATCGAAGAGACTAAGAAGAAATTGAAGCCAGAGCAAGAGAAGTTTATAGAAAGTTTCTACAAAGGCTTTCAAAATATTAAAGTTGATAAGAAAAATGATTAATATAATTTATTCCTCAACTCTCTTTCTCAAGAAAGAGGTATTCATGTTATTGCTCTTTAGCCTTTTATAAGTTGGGCTAGAGAGTTGAGGAATAAATATAAGATAATTTAAAAACTAACCATCGTCACCTCCCACGATACGGGATGGAAACTATATGGAAAAAACAACAAAAACTCAAGATGAGTTAAAAAAAGAGAAAGAAGCTTTGTCTGCCAAGAGGTCAGCAGCAGCAAAAAAAGGAGCTGAGACAAAAAGAAAAGCAGATGCAGCTAAAAAAGAAGAGGAGACTACAAAAATAGAAACTACAAAAGTAGAAACTACAAAAGTAGAGACTACGAATGAGTCATCTAAGAAAGAGGAGAAAAAGAAAGTAGAGGAAGTCACTCTAATGAACGTACTTGGAGAAGAGGTTCCTATAACCGATTATTTTTACAACGGTTCAACTCCTGCTGGATTTAATGGAACATGTGGAAGGCCAGTTGACAGAGAGGATTTAATAACCTTGTTTCACAAGATTTTTAAGAAAAGTGATAACATCCTATTCTACAAACAGCTTGATAGAGAGGTATATATTGTAATTATACCAATTAAGTATTCTAAAGAGATTGGTGATTTTAACGACTCAATAGATGGAGATTTCCAAAAACACGCAATTTCATTCCTGAATGAGGGGTCAGTAAACCTAGATACCATGAGAAAGAAATTGGAAAAGATAAATAATTTCGTGAATTATTCTGACAGATAATTTGCGCAACGACATAAAACATTATATAATTAAATTAACCATCGGTACCGTTCACGATACGAACGGATAAATATATGGCTATTAAAAATAAAGAAGAAATAGAGACAGATAAAAAACCAGAAGTTAAACAAGACGTTGAACTAAAGGTGGAGGACGAAGCCGAGCTTGATAAAGCATTGGCTGATTCCATAGCATCTGTTAAAGCTGGAAACGAACTTGCTCTTGAAAAAGAGGAAGACAAGTCTGAGGAAAAGAAGGAGGAGACTCTAGAGGTTCCGAAGAAGGAGGAAACCAGCACCCCTCCTGCTGAAGCTGGGAAAAAAGACGAAGAAGAAGTTAAGGATGGATACGAATTTCGTATTCCAAACAAAGGCAAATTCGAGTCTGATGAGTCATTTGAAAAACGAGTTGAACTTTTAGACTTAGTCAAAAAGAGAAAACTTGCAAAGACTGAAGAACAGCGTGAGCAAATATCAGAAGAAATTAAAACAGCTAAGAATAATCTTAAAACTATTAATGGAACTGATAGGTTTGTGAATCCTCTTAATGAAAAAAAGGTGGAAGAAAAAACCGAACCGACAGAAGAAGAGATTGCTTTAAGTAATGACAAAGAACGGTTTAAGCAACTTGGCGGAGCGACCAAAGAAGACATTGAAGAGATAGTTCAAAAAGAACGCTTGGCCACAGATGTTAAAAGTACATTAGATACCTTTGTTGGAAGATACAAAGAACTTGAAGATGAAGATACTCGTGAAGTATTCTTTGACTTCGTTGACTCAAATTACAATTGGCAGAATAAGGGAGGTAAAGAGTTAATGACAGTCCTAGAGTTAGCACGAGAGAGCATGTTCAAGCCCTCAGAATCAATTCAAGAAAGAGTATTGAAAGGTGCAAATGTTCAAGAGAAGGTTAATGCTATGCAGTTTCCAGGTGGAACTATATCAAAGACTGATGTCTCTCCAGAGCTACGTAAGGACTTAGATGAACTTATTGAAACTGGAATGTCAGAAGAAAAAGCGATCGAACTTTTATCGGACTAACTAATCCTTTAAATTAAAAATATGTCTGTAAAACAAGCTACATTAAAGAATACAAGACAATTATTGGAAACAAATAAGGAAGCAGCTACAGTAACAACACTAGGAAACATTATGGCAATAACAGCAGGTTATGCCGTAGATGCTGATAGTGGTACTGTGGCAGCTGATTTGCTAGGTGTGTGTAATGAAACAATTGCAGCAGCTGATGCAAAAACTCGTATTCCATATATTGCTCCATCAGATGAAGATACATTTATCTTTTCAGTTACTAATAATTCAGATGCTACCCATAATGGTCAAGCCATGGTACTGACTGATGCAGTAACAGTAAACAATACCGGTACAACAAGTCCTACCGGAATCGTAGAGCAAGTCGAACCCTACGGAGCTGCTAGTGATAAATTAATCATTGGTAAATTTTTGACTAAATAATTTATTTTTAACATAACAAATATATGGTAGGAACAATACAAGATTACGCAGTCATAGTGAACAATGTTTTAAAGCATGTTGCTCCAAAATGCTCACCGACTGTTCGTAGTGAATACTTAGACTTTATGTATAAAGTCAAAAACGGAGAAAGAACTTACACAGATGTTGGTGTTACTGGCTTAGGAATGGCTCAAATAATTCCAGATGGTGGTATCGGTGCTTCTGATGCTCCAATACAAGGTTATTCAAAGAATTATGTTCAAATGCACTTCACAAAGAAAGTACGTTTAACTTTTCAGACTAACTTCTTTTTATTCGAATCAGCAGCAGCTAAAATTAAAGGCCAAGTAAAGAGTAAGATCGTTGACGGAAAGAACGCTATTGAGCATGCTAAGAATTATTTAGCTCAATCCCTATTAGCTCAAGGATTCAATACTTCATTTACATGGACTCCAATTAATGCAGTAGGAACATCAACTCCTGTTTCAACTATTGGCGCAGATGCTGTAGAGTATTGGTCTCAAGCTCATCCTCGTGAAGATGGTGGTGCTGCTTGGTCTAATGTTATTGTTGACGGTGCAACAAGTTCACCTCAATTTACTTATTCATCTTTATTGGCAGCTCGTAGACTGCATTCAATTAAGAAAGATGGAAGAGGTCATCCACTTATTTCTGATTTAGATTGTTTAGTATGTAGAAAAGGTTCAACAACTGCTCAGTTTGCAAAAACTATTAAGGGTACAATTGACAAAGGTTTAGCTCCTCAACAGACTAACCTATTCAATAACACTCCAGCAACTGAAACTTTCAAGATTGTTGAACTATCTCCTTACCAAAACCTAGCTATGGATGGATTAATGTGGGGTATGATGGATACAAAGATGATGAATGAAGATTACGGATTCAAATATATTGAAGCTTTAGCAACACGTGCTGAACCAGCAGTTATTGATCTATTAGGTAATCAGGATTTAGTATTAAACTTTAATTCACTTGCTGTTCTGGGTGCTTCTGACCTTCGTGGTTGGATGTGGTCTGACGGAGATGGAAATACTGTTTAACCTAATCTTTCTATTGAGTCCCTAATAGCTTAGGGGCTCAGATAGTAAGAGTAGTTAAATAAATAATAAATAAAAAAATATGTTACAAGATGCCCACTCAAAAAAAACATCAGAAGCTGTAGCAGCACCAGTTGGTACGACTGAATTAGTTGCAGCTCAAGAAGATGCTTATATTTATATTCACGAGCTTATCGGAGATTTAGCAGCTGGAGGAAATCTAACAATCATGGCTGGAGATAGAACTCTAGCAGCTTTTGTTCTTGACGGAGGTCAAGGTATTACAGAACAAGACGAGCCAGGAATGGATGGCGTACCTAGATTCGAATGTAGACCAGGAGAAGCTTTCAAAGTAGTAGTTACTGGTGGAACTTTTAATGGTTCTATCGATTATAGTTTTAGATATTAAAAAATTAAAAATATGGATGAATTTACTAAAGAACAAAAAGCACAACTTAAAACCTGGGCTGAACAGAGAGATGATCTTCTCTCAGAAATTTCTATCCTAAGAATAAATGAAGAGAGATTACGTGTAGTAAACAAAGACTTATCTAACTCTAATTCAGACATACAAGTAAGTATTGGTGAACTTCGTGGAAGGATAGAAGAATTAAAGATTAAAGAATCAGAGCTTCCTGGAATAATATCAAAGGAAGTATCATCTTTAGAGTCCGAGAAAACAGCACTCGAGACAGAGATTAGTAGTTTCAATAAAATAATAACAATATTAAAAACACAGAAATCCTCACTAGAGAATGATGTAGAAAAAGAGCTATATACTTTTAAAGTAATAAAAGGGGAAGCTCTTTTATTAGATAAAGTAGTTGATAGAGTAACCGATGTTAGCAAGAGAAATTCTGATAAAATAGACTTATTAGTTTTAGATTTAGCAAGAAGCTTAGAAGAAATAATAGCAGTTAATAAAAAGAACGTTCTTGAAACGAATATAGTTATAGCTAAAGTTCCGAAAATGATTATGGAGTGTCAAAAACATGGTTTAATAAACAAGAAAATTTAAAAAATATATGGCATACTTAGCAAATAAATTAGGAGACCCAAACAATCTAGGTTGGTTCGCAACCCCAGAAGCTCTCGAAGCAGCCTATCCGGTAGGTGCCGATGGGTATTTTGCTATGGTGGGTTCAACCGATACTATATGGTCATGGGATTCAGATACTAGCTCATGGATAGATACTGGCGCAACTGGTCCTCAAGGACCTACAGGTTATACAGGTTATACTGGATATACAGGATATACTGGAGCAACTGGAGATACTGGCCCTACTGGATATACTGGTCCTATCGGTCCTACTGGAGCAACTGGTTATACTGGATTCACTGGAGATTCCGGAGCAGACTCAACTGTAACTGGTCCAACTGGAGATACTGGTCCTACAGGATATACAGGGCCTATTGGTCCTACTGGATACACTGGCCCTACTGGATATACCGGAGACTCCGGAGCTGATTCAACAGTTATTGGTCCTACTGGTTATACTGGTTATACTGGCCCTATCGGTGAAACTGGATACACTGGATATACTGGACCAATTGGTCCTACTGGAGCAACTGGTTACACTGGATACACTGGAGAATCAGGGGCTGATTCAACAGTTACAGGCCCTACTGGTTATACAGGATATACTGGACCACAAGGAATTGCCGGTGCTGGTATAGATTGGAAAGGGGAATGGGATTCAGGAACAAATTATGAAATAGATGCCGGGACAGGAGTTAACGACGCTGTTTCTTATCTAGGTTCATCTTATATAACAAAACAAACTAACAATACTAATCACCTTCCAACTGATACTGCTTGGTGGGACCTTTGGGTTGCCAAAGGAGATACTGGTCCTACGGGATATACAGGCGCTACTGGTTATACTGGGTTTACTGGTCCTATTGGTCCAACTGGAGCAACTGGTTATACTGGATTCACTGGAGATTCCGGAGCAGACTCAACTGTAACTGGTCCAACTGGAGATACTGGTCCTACAGGATATACAGGGCCTATTGGTCCTACTGGATACACTGGCCCTACAGGATATACTGGTGACGATGGAGCAGACTCAACTGTAACTGGTCCAACTGGAGATACTGGTCCTACAGGATATACAGGGCCTATTGGTCCTACTGGATACACTGGCCCTACAGGATATACTGGTGACGATGGAGCTGACTCAACAGTTGCTGGACCAACTGGATATACTGGTTATACTGGCCCAGCTGGACCAACTGGATACACAGGAGCAGATGGTGGTGGTGGAACAGAAAAAGTAATGACAGCAGGTGAAACTATAAATGGAGCCACATTACCAGTACCTTGCTATCGAAATAAGTCAGATAACGAGTTTTACGCTTGTGACGCAAATGTAGTTGCTACACTAGATTTCTTTGGGTTTGCTATAACAGACGGAACAGACGGTAACGATATTACTATTCAATTTGGCGGTATCGTTGGAGGCTTCTCAAGCCTTGATGAAGGTGAACGATACTATGTGCAAGATTCAATAGGAACCATTGGAACAACACCAGGTGCTTTTGAAGTTTTGGTCGGTAGAGCAATATCAACAACAGAGATTGAAATAATGATAATAGATTGGAGAAGCTTTACACTAGGACAAAGTCTTGGCAGTAAATGGTACTCATATCAACTTCCATACAACACGACTGCTGGCCCAAAATGGTCTACTTCAAGATGCACTATTACTGGTCATTTTAGAGTTGAAAGTACCGCCGCTATATGGCAAGCACTTGCATCGTTAGCCCCAGTCTTAAACAGCAATGTTGTTCCAGAGTGGTCAGATGTTAGTAATATAAGGTGTTCATTCTATGCTAGAGCAAACTATGGTGTTGTAGGAGATAGGACTTTTGGATTTGGTAGTAATTTTAGTAGTGCCTATAACCACACCGGAAGAGTAGTAGCGTTTGTGACTGATGGAGGAACACTATATGCAAAAA